TTTATTGGGTTTTGAGTTTGTAAAGACCTTGGTTTATGACCAAGGTTTTTTTTATCTCAATCCTCTTCTTATTTGAGCTTGCTCTACGAAGAATAGCAAGTCATCAGGACCTTTTAGTCTAATGTCTACCCCGTAGTTCGATGCCGCCATCGAAGCACCTGAGTAGTCCATAGATGGCAACTGAGGCACGATAATTCCATTGGTGTTAGGAACAAACAACTCAGGTCTACGTTCTCCTACAATGTAAGCTCTGCCCTTAGATACAGGACCACCAAATTCTCTTCTATTGGTGTAACTAGATCCTGTGCTAGAAGATACTGAACCTCCTCCTGAAGCTTTACCAAATGCAGAACTAATTACAGCGACAGCTCCAGCTATCAATACAGGCAGTAACGCAAGACCTACAGGGCCTAATGATTCAGCAAATTTAGTTCCTTGCTTTATACCACTAGATATTGATTCAGCTTTGTCTGTTGCTATGTTTGATGCAGCGGCTGCTTTATTTGCCGCAGATTGTTGAATAATTGCTGCAATAATTTTTGGAGTTGAAGAAAGTAATGTAGTTACAAAACCTCTTAATGCTCTATCTCCAATATCTAAGGAGGCAGCTATCCCTGCACCGAGAGAACTAAAAGCATCAACAATTATTTCTAAATTACTTTTTACTTGTTCTCCATTTACTGAAGCTAATTCATTTCTTAATTCAGAAAGTTTTAATTTATATTTTTCTAATTGACCAGGGTCACTAGTTACTCTTTTTAAGGATTCATAAAGAGCTATTTCTTTTTCTAATCTCTCTACTATACCTGGGTCTTGTTTTCCAGGTAATTCTAAACCTTGTAATTGGGTTTCATCAACTTCAATAGCTGGAGATTCTTCTATTGCCTTTTTTAAACCACCATACTTTTCAATTAATCTATCTAAATAATCTGTTTGTTTATCAGTTAATTCAGCTTGTAAATCAAAAAATGTTTCTGTTTCTTTTGTAGCTTCTTTTGTTACATCTTTATAAAATCCTAATTGCTGATTTACCTTTTCTAAAAGACCTCTATATAAACCAATTTGTTCAGTTGCTAATGATTTCTCTAAAGCAGAATTAGAATTAGCAAAATCTCTAGTTGCAGTTGAAATCTGTTCTGTAAGAAATCTTTCTAATAACTCAAGTTCACCTTTTCTAAGTCTATTAATTTTACCTGACAAAGCGTCAACAACTTGACCTGCTGTTTCAAATGCAGGTACATCAATTAATTTACCTCCAACATTTTCAGTCCTTAATAAACCTACATCTTTAAGTAATTTATTTAATAAATCTTGAGCCAATAAAGCATTGGTATCTTTAAGTGATTTATTAAACTCTTCCTGTGCTTCTGTAAGTTCTTGTACAGGAGATTTTGTTTTCTCTGCATTAAGAGCATAGAAAGTTAATGCAGTAGTAACAGCAGACACTGCTAAAATAGCAAGGTTAGCAGGAGTAATTAAACTGCTAAAAAAAGATTTCAAAGCAGCACCAGTACTTCCAGTAGTTGTTTTTAAAGCACTTAATTGTTCTGCAAACTGCTGAATGTTGTTACCAACACCAATAATTCCAAACGGAGCATCCTGAATAATTCTATTAAATGCAATAGCTGATCCACTAGCTGCACCTGCTGATACTCTAAACTTATCAAATGATTGAGTTGAAGTATTTGCAAAACTTTTACCTAAAGCATTAAGCCTCGCTAATTCAATGTTAGTTTGTTCAAGCTCTGCATTAAAAGAAGCAATCTGCTGCTCATTAGTAGCTTGAGTAATAGAAACCTTTAACTGCTTCGCCTTAGCAGTAAGCTGTTCGATAAGACCTATCTTGCGTCTAAAACCTACATTTGATTTCTCAGAATCAGTAGAAGTTTCTGATTCAAATGACTTTAAAGTCTGCTTGGCCTTATTTATGGCAGATTGCAGTCCTTGAATATCGGCAGTTAGGCGTATCTGAAGTTCGTTCATGACTCAAAAATACTAATTTTTAGCCATGTTATCTAAGAAGTACTTTCTACGAGCCTTGATAAGCTCTGCATCAAGTTTAACCCCACCACCATCAGTAGGTAATGGAAAATACTGCTTAATTGACTTATTAGCACTTTTCTTAGGAATAGAAGTGTAAACCTGATAGGCTACTAACCTATACTTCTCCCAATCCCTAGACTGAGATGTATGATGCCCTCTCAGAGTAAGTATTGTCTCTGCAAAAGTCATTTCATAAAAATTTTTAGGAAGTATGCCTACTTCTCCAAAGATTTCTTGGCAGATTTCATACCACGTTGATTTTTTTTTTCAGCAACAGAGTTTTTCTCTAGTTCTTGAATAGCAGGTAAATCAACACCCATAGATTTCCAAAAAGTATTCCACACAGAATAAATTTCATCTCCACTTAGCTCGGAAATCCACTCACCTACCTGCTCTGCTGTTGCAGTCTTAGAAAAACCAACAACATAGTCATTTCCAATAAGTCCTGCGTAGATTAATGTTTTAACCAACAAATAATGATTCTCTTCATTGAGTTTCATTATTCGATTTAGCAAGTCCTCAGTTTCAAAATTAGCTTGCTCTCCGTTGTAAATTATCTTAGCCAATTCTATGGCTGAAAAGTTGTTAAATCGCAAGGTTCTTTCCTGACCTCCGATGTTTAGTTTCATGATTCCTGTCATGCCGTAAATTTAGTAATTAAAACCAAAAAAAAAACCCCTCATAACGAGGGGCTTTAACTAAACACAAACACGGAAAACAGGAAATTCTTAGATAGTATCAGCAATAGGTCCAGAACCAGTGATGGTTACAGAGAATGTCTGATATTCAGGAGCTGTAGCAGTCTCGTCAAATTGGGAGATAAAACCTTCACCATATCTTAGGTAGCTGTTATCAGCAGTAGCAAACTTAAACTTCTTAACATCACGAGCAACAACATAACCGAATATGTCAGATGCAGAAACTTCGTTTACTCCTGGGTCTGTATTCACATCTCCTTCAAAAGACATAGTCCAAGAAGCAGTAGATGGGAGGTTCTCTACGAAATCACCAGTGCAATCGTTGTTGATTTCAGTAGCTCCAACAGAGATTGAAAGAGACTTAGAAGAAGTGCATACCGCCAATTTCCAAGCAGGAGTTGAGGTAGCAGATGTGTCAACATAGACACCAATATCTTTACTAAATAATTCGTTAGCCATAGTCGTTATCAATTATTATTTCAAAGGTAATAGAAAATATCAATTAATCAAAAGGTACTACAATGTGGAAGTAAGTTCGGATATTTCGATAAATCCAATACTCACCTGTCCGTAACTGAACACTATTTGAAGAGTTCAATCTAGTCTCACCAACTCTCCATCCATAGGCAGTGATGTTTATGTCATCCATGTCCATTGGATTGATAATATCGTCAATATCTTCGGCAATGTCAAGAGCCTGATCCATGCCTGTAGGTCTAGTAAAGCCTGTTACAATATCAACAGTAACTTCAGCATTAAACTTCTTGCAGTCAGCGTTCTGAATCTCGTTTGTCGTGATATTTGATATAATCACATAAGGGTAAGCAGCATTCTCAGGAATAGAAAAAGCATCGTACACAGGCACACCAATCTCGGGGTACAAAGCCTGATAGTAACCTGATTTTAACGCTTTAGATAAATCCATAGTCAAAGATAAGTTTTTTTTAGCGATTGATATTAAATCCAAATCTTGAACCTGTCTGTCGGAAGGCAAGTCTGCATCGGCAATTAATTGTGTTATTAGGTGTAGCTCCTTGGGTTGAATCTCCAGGATAGGCAAGAAGTTGACCTTGCACAATAAAGTTGTCCTTCAACGGAATAAAGAACTTAGGGTCAGTCATAATGTGAGAATCTCTAGTTCTATCATCACGCATAGCTTTCCATGCTTTCTCCCAATTCAATCCTGATGATTCTAAAGCAAATATCTGTGACTTGCTCATCGCATTGGTAGTCTCGGTTCTTGCTATCGTGTTAGCACGCAGTTCTAGGTCCACAGAGCGTATTAGCTGCGTTATCTCTTGGTCACTTAACCCTAGACCTCTCTGCTTAGATATAAGCTCTGTAACACGCTTAATACCCGTGCTAAGGACTTCGTTAATTCTAAAGATAATGTATGTCTGCAAGAAGCCATCCATAAGCCTTCTCCAAAACGAAGTCATCTCACTTGTCTCTTGAGGTTTAAGAGTACTTGCAACCTCATCAAATATGTCCTTTGTAGTTATTTCTTGGCTAGTTATCGGAGCAACAATAGAGTTCCAAGTTAATGTACCCTCATCCTCCATAATAAGCTGATACATGGCCTGATAAACCATCCTTAACCCATTGTCATCAACTTTGCCAATATCTTGTCCTGTGGCAAATAAATTAGCCATTTCATTGTACTGATCTGATAACGCTCTTCTTATCAAACGAGCAAACCTCTTCTCAAAATAAGAATGTCGAGATAAGAATATGGAATCTGGGTAATTCATTTAGCACGCTCGTAGATTTCAACTGCTCCCCAAATTACTAAAAAAGCAATAGAAATCGACAATAAGTATGCAAATGGCTTATTAAGCCAAATAGCAAATTCTACAATCCCTGAACAGATTGCTAAACACAGAAAAGCTAGAAAGCCAATCTGTGCTAAATCCTTAAGTTTTATCATGTTTGTTGTAATAGTTTCTTGATGTTTGCTAGAGTCTTATCAAACTCTATCCTAGCGTTCTTGTATAAAAATGACCTAGCAGGTAAAGGAGAAAATGGAGGTTGAGTTCCCCTAAATTGACTTGCATATTCTACTAATCCATACTGCTGTAAAAAAGATTGGTCTACACCAACTCCCGTACCAAACTCTATGTAAGGTGCGTAATCTACATTATTAATACCTCCTGCCTTAACTATCCAAGTAAGACCATTCTGAGATACTACAGAACGAATACTACGCTGCAAAGCTCCTGTATCAAATGCAACATCTCTCTTAGCATCAGCCTCAGTTCTTTCTGCCCATCCACGAACTTCTTTGTAGACTCCTGCTTGAACTTCCTTCGAGTACTTATCTAAGTCTTGTAATAGAATGTTGACCCCACTTACCTTAACTTGGACTGCCATTTCTGTTAGTTGTTTCCATTGCAGAGAATGCTCGTATAGTAATATACCTTCTCAATGGGTCAACTTTAGGAGCCATAGAAGTAAAGTAAAAACCTCTCCACTCAATCTGATCTCCATTGATAATGGCAACAGAAGGATTGTATCTTATTACAACCTCAATCAACGTACTCAAGTCCTGCTTCTGTATAACAGTATCAGCACTAGCACTAATCTCTCGCACACTAGCTCCTTTAGGCTCGTAGTAAGTAGAAACCGTGTTAATCAACTGACCTGTTACAGGGTCTTGAGTCTGCACAGAACGCTTAAATGCAATTTTCTCTCGCATCATGGGAATACAATTCTTCTGTATGGATTTACAAGCAATTTAACCTCATTCAACAAATCAGGCTTAGAATACTCTTCTCTGTACTCATAATAGTGATACGCCTGACGATAGATTGCTTGCTTTATTGCTTCGTTTACCAAACTAGCATTGGTTACATAGCTAATGTCAATGTCTTTTCCACCTTCTTTAAGCAAATCACCAAATAAGGTGTAACCTGCTGTGCTGATAGAAGTGATTGGACCATAAGGCAACTTGTAGTTCTTAGGCAGGTGCAGAGCAATTAACCTAATGGTTCTGATACCAAGAGACTTCTGCATATACTGCTCAATGTTCTGTCTTGCAGATTTTAGAAACAAAGCAATCAAGTTGTCATCTGTATCGAAGTCAATCCTTGCGTAATCCTTAAAGTCCTCAATGTTGTAAGGTTCAACGTAACTAGCCTCACTAGTGAAAGTTACTTGTAGTCCTGTTGCACCTTGATAGTCATATACTGGCAATATATCGCCAAGCATATCTTCGTTATATTCGTAGCCTGCCATGTTGTAAAGATAATAAAAAAGCCTTGGAAAAATCCAAGGCTCTTAATTCAAACTAGTGATTCCTAATTAGGAAGCCAAAGTTACCTTAATGAAGGCGTTGTCATAGAACACAGGAAGAGCAACTCTCTCTTCAACACGAACTAGGATTACGTTCTTCTCAGCATCGTCAGAGTTCTGATCGAAGAATCTGATACGAGGTGCCTGACGAGTCAACAATTGAGCTTGGTTCCAATCACCAACGATACCAGTTCCTTGAGAAAGGTAAGAGTTAGAGAATACAGGGATACCTACTACGTTCAACTGTCCAGTCAAAGGATTAACAGTTACAACACCAGGGAAGTCATACTCACCAGAACCAGCAGCTTTACCCAACAAGATGTTTACATAATCTTGGTTGCTCAACACGATTCCAGTTGGAGTGTGAAGGTTGTTCTTCAACTGACGCAAAGCAGCATCAATCAAGATTTCGATGCTGATA